TTTTTGTACTTCATATATTGGGATTGGATATTTTTCTGGATTACAATGATAGAAATCACCGTCAACTTCTACAATTATATCATAATCGTTTAAATAATAGTCGAACAATCTATGTTTATACTCATATTGAAATTCATTTCTAATGTTAAGTAAATCTAATATAGATTCGAATTTATTTTCTAATTCAGTTTTATCTTTCTTTTGTTTTCTTTTTAACCAATTTATTCTTTTTTTGGACAGTTCAACTTTTATTTGTGGGTTGTTTTTAAACCTTTCTTTCTGTGTTTTGGATATTTTCTCTTTACATTTTTTTGTTTTTAATACCCCTGTTAATGATTTCGAAATTTTATTTCCTCTTTCTTTATCATTTCTAATTTTTTCTTTTATTCCTTCTATTTTTTGCCTTGTTTCTTCATTATCATTTTCCCACCATCCCTTGTACTTTCCTAATTTCCAATTTTCTTTTTGTGTTGCAATTGCTTTCTTATGTGTGTTTGGATTTTTATGAAAATTATTTTTTCCTGGAATTCGGTTATGATGTGACTGAATAAATTTTGAAAACCCTTTTCTTATCGAAATAAATGATGTTTCTTGTCCACACCCGCAAACACATTTCGGTCTGTTACCGTTTAATACATAATCAACATATATAGTTTCAGAATTTATTCCGTGTGCTAACGCTGAATGACTTCTTAAGCTTAATATGCTTTTACATTCTTTTTGACATATCTTACAAACAAAAATTTCCATATACTTACTTTTTATAATAAATATATGGAAATTTAAGTTAACTATAAATGGACAGATATATTTTTCTTAAAGAAAATATAATTAATTGATTACCAAATCAATAAACTTGGATACATCTATCCATACGCAATGAAGCGGTGATAGTTGCCAAATCGTCTCTTGAATAATCCAATTCATTGAAGTTAAGATCGGTGATAAATGTTCCTTGAAGAATCCATTTTTCAACTACCACTCCAGTTGGGTCGAGCATTTCAAGCTCAATATCTTTCTTGTAACCGGCAGCGTAACCCATACGACCAGTAACAGATTCAGCGTGTAATCTGAACCATTCCATCAATGCCTGTGCAGCTGAAGGCCCGATTGGGTCTCTAAATGTCACCCTTAATTCGTTCCATTCAAATCTACCAGCAACATATGTTGATGTATTCAAAAACGGAATTGGGACTGAATTTATTTTTGCACTTGGTCTTGCGGCTGATGTGACATACCACTCGTTGATACCTAAAGAAGAAGGAAATCTAACGATAAATCTGTTAACTCTTTTTGGTTCGTAAGGAACCGGCATTTTCATTAGTAAATCTGCCATTTGATAAAATTTTTAATTTTAGTGTTTATTTTCTTTATTATAAATATACCTTTTTTAAAAAAACTGACTTTTCAAAAATTATTTTCACTTTTTGTTGATAATGTCATAAATTTTCTTTATTTTTTTACTGACCCAGTATCCAGAACTAGTATATACTAGTACCTAAGAATACAGTAATAAATACTAGAACAGTAAAATACTAGAAGAATTAATACTAGAATAAGAAAAATACTAGTATCATACTAGTTAGGAAAATTCCAAAAAAAAAAAGGCGGATATGAAACCCGCCCCTTTTCCATTACATTCATTCTTCAATTAAATATTTTCGAATGATGCTCCTGTTGGTGTGATAATGAACTCAATATCAATAAATTCAAGTGCTCTTGTCGGCTTGATGTAAATCTTACCTCTCAATGTGTTGGCATCGTAATCTTCAGGGTCATTGGATACCGTAACACGGAAATCGTATAAACCTCTTTCTTTTTTGATTGCCTCCAGAATTGGATTAACAAGTCTCAAGAATTCATTTCTTACTTGTTCATCATTCTGTTCGAATAATAATCTTACAGATACGGCTGATATAAGTTTTCTTGCCCTTAACAAAAGTCTTCTTACATTGATTCTGTCAAGTGCTGATTCCCTTACCTGAAGGGTTTTATTACCCCAAATAATCGTACCTGTATCAGAGAATGTTGCGATTGGGTTGATTCTGTTCTTGTATAGAAGGTCTCTATCATCAAGGGTTAATTTCTTCAATGCCTTAATAGATGTAACAAGACCTCTAGAATAACCAGCGACTGCAAACCACGGATATGATACATTATCAGTCAACGCAATATTCTTTACTACTTCCCCTGTTGGTGGAATATAAAGTTGGGTTGAATTTTCAGTATCTCTGATTTGTATCCAAGGCCAGTATGTGGCTGAATAGTTACTATCCAATGCCGCACTATCCAAATCATCAACAGCCTCATCTGCAGTTGAGTCATTCGGTGAATTGATAATATATAACGAGTCCGCTCTATCATTTTCAATCATATCGATTGCTGCGACTGTTAATGAATTGTGGTCAAAGAAATTAATACCCGGTGTCGCAAATACATTGATGTCAACCGCTTCAGGATTTGCGTAGGTTTCAATTCCTTGTAGATATGCGTAATAATCGGAATTACCAACGGTTTTATTGAATACCCCACCATTATCTGTATTACCCGAAATGTAATTCTTTTTACCAAATACATATCCATCACCAAAGGTTCTTACATTTCTATAAATGTCCCAACCATCGTATCCGCCACAAGCGGCAAAGGTGAACTTACGATAGTAAATTGTTTCCAACATACCCTTATCAACACCTTCTAAATCATATGGTGTGGTATCATAAGCAAATCCTGTTTGTGTTACACCAGTAATAGTAGCGGCGTTTACGGATAAGTGGAAGCCCATCGTTGTTTGGGTTGCTCCTGTGCCTTTAAATTTGAATAAATCGCCATCAAATCCAACGGATGATGATAAACCTAAAGATACTCTCTTATATCTATCTGCCTGCCCTGCTAATACAGGTTCGCCAAATGCGTCATAATCACCAGTTTCTTCACCTGCGATATAATATTTTGTTTTGTATTGAACACCGCCAACAAAATTAGTGTTGTTCAATTTATCTGTGATGAAACCTTTAAAACCAGCGGGTATTGCGTCCGTTGGGTGGTCTGGAACCAATTCCAAAAAGATATATTTTGATTTTAGTTCATATTCACCGTCCACAGTTCCAATTTTGCGTCCAATATAACCCGGAAGTGATGTATCCATTGTACATCTACCGAATTTTTCGAGAACAACCATATTGTCATCGGTATCATTATAGTCACGAACTAATACATCAAATTCAAGTTGGTCTAAATCAATGTTTTGAATTGTAACCTTAACTTGGAAGTTTGCACTATCACCATCAGAAATAGTAAAGATTTGGAATAAGTTAGCCACGGCTCCCCCGCGAACTTCCGATACTACCATCGGTGTTGCTGGTGTATCCCAATCTGTCATATAATCCGTTCCAACTGAATGATATACAACAGTCGTATCAAGACCTGCAACTAATCCACTATCATATAATTTCTTTAATAAGGTTGGATAAACCTCAAAGACATATAGTGGGAAGTTATCATAATCTTTATCATACACATCAACTCCAAGAACTTTGGTTATATACTTTGTTGATGTAGTATCCAATGAACAAGTGTATGTCTTAAATTGACTATTGTATGTAGTCATATTAACGGTAAATTCTGCCAATGGATTGTTTGTTAATCCTGTGGATGATATTGTAAATCCGGTATTACCTGTTATCATAAGTGTTAAAACTTCACCTACATAATGACCTCTTGACCTTAATTCGGCAACAATAAGTCCATCGTATGAATTTCGTTCTGCGTCATATTCAACCCTTGTTACATCAAATTGTGTTGTTCCACTATTATAGATGAATAAGTATGAATATAATTTTCCTGCGCCGGAGTTATAATAATAGTTGTACCAGTTTTGATTTGTGTAATCACCTATCGGGCTCACAACTTCATCTGCTGGTAATAATCCCGATGTATATCCTGTTGGTACTAATCCAATGGTAAACCAATCGTTGTGTACATACGGGCCAGCGGTTTGATAATTAATAATGAAATCAGGAACGCTATCACCGCTCGTTGCAGTTTTTCCTGATAATTCGGCATATATTGTACTACCCGTTGCCCCAGAGGTTGTTGGTGTAAATGTTATACCTGTTGTTTCGGTGTAAGTATTTGCCGAATATACAACGCCACCAATCGTTTTAAGACCGAATGTTTTATATGGTTTGTAACCAGTTAATCCAAGAATCCTTGTTACGAATAATTGATTGGATTCCTGAAGATATGACTTAGCAACATATGCAAGTTCATATTTTGGGTTTCCGTCTCCATCCTTCATAGGATTCGTTGTGCCGAAATAGGTTCTGAATTCGTCAAAATCAGTTATTAATACAGGTTCAAAGGCGGGGCCTTTTGTCGCCTCCCCGACCAAACCTAATGTCGTTACACCGACGCTTTGTGCAACAAAAGTTAAATCTTTTTCAGATGTATATACACCCGGGGATACGAATACTTTGTTTGAGTTTGCCATTGATTATAATGTTTAAGTTTTTTTATTCTTATTCTATAAATATCTGAGATTTAACCAAAGATTTGTGGAATAATAAGTTAAAAGATAGTATTTTATCTATATTTATCTAAAAAGATAATTGACTATGGAAATGGTATATAAGAATGTGAAAATTAGTAAGAAACATCACGAGATGCTAAAGGTACACTGTGAAAAAAACGGGCTAAAAATTTATAAAGTCCTCGAAAAATGGATAGAAACTAACTGTAAACCCGTAAAAAAAGATTTATATGACGAGGGTTAATAGAAATATGCAACCCCAATTGTTGACCCTAATAATGGATTTGTTAATAAAGTAATTTCATTACTTCCTGTCACATTATACATAAGGCCAGCAATGTCAACAAGACCATTTATTTCGAAATATATAATACTATCAATTGGATTTGCTGTGTTAAAAACTAATGTGGATCCGTCATATGTAAAATATTCGTGAGTTAGACTAACTATATTTCCATAATTATTAATAAGATATCCCTGTTTTTTAGGATAATACGCAATTATGATATCATCGCCAGCCAACGGCGCAACCGCAAATGTAATATTGGATGTTCCTGCAATATGAAAATAATCCACATCCCTTTGCTGTATATCACCATTTATTGCAACATAAAACAAAGTACCAATTGGTTCACCAACACTAAATAAGGTTTGCGTACTATTTCCTGTATAATTTACAATAGTGATTTTAACACCATTATCAACAACTTTCCTTGTTGTCGGGGTATCCATAATTTCATAAACCAAAAGGGCTCTATTAATTGCTGGCGTTACTTCAAATTCTTCTTCATCAATTAAAAATCCAAGCATTACAAATTCGTATGTTTGTAGGTAAAATCTACGACCATCCATCGATTCAATTGGTGAATTATCATTTATTTTTTCCAATATAATTGGAACATAGTGACCTTTTACCGTTGTATATGCTTGTCGTGAGGAAAATTTTTGTAATACTATCTTATTAAACCTGTTTAAATCCCTAATTTTATTACATATGATATTAACTTCAAATGTAATATCAACCGCCACGGGTTGAGGTATTTTATATACATCCGCCCCGAGCGATGTTCCATTCCATTTCTTAACCGTTGCATAATGGAATTCTCGTCTATCTGGAATTGTTCTTTGAATGACAGGGTTTGTTCCGGGCTGAACATCAGGTCTTCTAACAACCGATATAAATGGTAATGAAATATTTCCATCATCATCGGCAAATGTCCAGTTATTTGATATTTCACCCCATCTTTGAATGGTTAAAATTCTATCAAGTATTGGTATTTGATTTCCATCAGAAACAACTTTGAGATTATTTTTCACAAAATTTAACATCCCCAAATCTAAATCATCGTGCAATACCGATTCTGGCAGATATGTATCGTGCTTTGTAATCATATCCAACAACTCTTGTCTTCTTTCGACTAATTCGTAGTTTTGATAGATTTTTAAATTCGTTTTTCTTTTAGGTAGTCCCATCTTATACTCCTCTAAATTCGCCGTCTTCCGCGATTACGCAAGTTATTGTTCTATGCCCGGGCCTGTACCCGAAATGCATATGTTTGTTGTCGGATGTTACTTTTCCGTCATTAACAACAGTGTAATACCTTAATTTTGTTTCAGATTCAGGATATCCAATGTAATCCCCGTACCTTATATCAATTTTTAATTCATCCAAATGTTTAATGTATACGGAAACCAATAAATTACCCGGTTCTAATTTTCTATTTATCCCTTTATCATAAGTAATGTTTTTTGGCTCATCCACTCTTACAATACCATTGAATTCAATCGGTGGGAAAAATTTTAATTGGTCTTTTCCAACTTCAGCATAAACCTCATCGGTTTCTGATTTACTTCTATCTACACGAAATAGAACAAGTTTCATATTGATGTCCCCATGAAGATATTCCTGACCCATTTGCATATGCAAATCAAAATCTTCTTCGTGAAAAAATCTATTATTTCTCGTTATCGGTAATTTGCTGTCCATATAGTATAAATACTGAAAGAAGGATAATTATTATGAATATAAATACTTTAGTTATAACTTGGAATTTGTTATATTTAAATATGGAAATGAAAATATTAGAATTAGACGCGAAGGAAATTTTACGAGCATATACAGGGGCCAACAACCAAATTTTAGAGTGGCAATATAAACTGAATAATGTCAAAGGGTTTAAGTTAGCAAGAACGCAGGCGTTATATGTAACGACCAATCATCTTATTGTTCCTAAAGTAGCAAGGAAATGGGTTGAAATCGTTGCAAGTTTCGGTGATACACTTATGGGACAAAAACTCCTGCCAACACCCCCAAAGAAAATTTGGGTTGAAAAACTATTAACTGAAACTGATAAAGCATACCATATTTGGGGAAAAGTTGTTGAAACTGAAAAACTTTATGCAATGTGGGTGCCGAAGGCGGCAATTCTTCAGGAAGAAAAGAAATTAAACAGGATTATCGACTACACGCCATACGCGGTTCGAGCCCCTATGCCACACCAAAAAATAGCAATTGAAAAATTATTAGCCAACGATAAGTATATTCTCGCTGACGATATGGGATTAGGAAAGACCACATCCGCTGTTATAGCGTCTTTGGAGAGTAATGTCAAGAAGGTACTAATCGTTTGTCCTGCGTCCTTAAAACTCAATTGGAAGAAAGAAATTGAGATATATGCTAAATACGAAAAGAAAATTTTGATTGTTGAGGGAAGGAAATGGGGATCCACATTCGATTACTATATCATCAACTATGATATTCTAAAAAATTATCATACAACCGACAAGACTGAAGATAGTGAAGCATATAAGTTAATTATGAACGAACACTTTGACCTTGCAATAGTTGACGAGGCTCACTATATCCAAAATACTGGGGCACAAAGAACCAAATTAATGAACGACATTCTCGATAAAATACCGAAAGTGTGGTTGTTAACAGGTACACCTATGACCTCAAGACCGATAAATTATTTCAATTTGTTAAAAATCGTGAATTCCCCGCTAACTTTAAATTGGCAACAATATGTTAGAAGATATTGTAGAGGATTCAAATTCAAGGTTAACGGAAGGACTATTTGGAATACGAGCGGGGCGAGTAATTTGGATGAATTAAGGGAAAGGGCGAAGAATTTGGTTTTAAGAAGAATGAAATCAGATATTTTAGATTTACCCGAAAAAATTATTTCACAAATCTATTTGGAATTGGATAGTTCTTTCTATGACGAAGAATTAGAAGAATTCTTAAAGATTTCCGAATCAGAAAAGGGTAAGGAAAGTATCGCGATAACACTTGCTCGTTTAATGAAGGTAAGACAGATTATAGCAATCGAAAAAGTACCGTATACCTGTGAACTTATTGATAAATTTTTGGAACAGGACAAGAAAGTGATTGTGTTCACCAATTTCACTATGAGTTTGGATATGATTCACGAAAAATATCCGAAAAATTCTGTGGTGTTGGATGGCCGTATGACTAAAGAAAAAAAGGATTTGAGCGTAACAAAGTTCCAGAACGATAAGAAAATAAAGGTATTCATCGCCAATATAAAAGCGGGCGGTGTGGGTATTAACTTAACTGAAGCCGAGGGTATTATAATGAATGACCTATCATTTGTTCCGTCCGACCATTCACAAGCAGAAGACAGGGCGTATAGAATCGGGCAAAAGAATACTGTGCTCGTATATTATCCCATATTCGAAAACACGATTGAACAAATTGTTTATAACATTTTGCAACGCAAGAAAGACATCATCGACCAAGTAATGGGTGACGGGGAATATTCTGAAAGTTTTAGTAAAGAATTACTTAAAGAGTTGCTTTAACTCCTCAAATTTATCACATATTAGTTTAAATAAGGTTTCGTCCTTATCATCAACAATTGTAATGATAAATTCTTTAATTGGTTCGGTGATAAT